CTGGCCTTCCAAGGCTTGCAAAATGGCTTGAGAACGTTGCAGCCAGGCTTCCTCCGCCTGAACCGTATGTACGCTGAACCAACAGAGCAAACAGACCGCCGATTGATGAACAGAGATGAGATAAATGAACGGGATTTTATGGGATAAATCGATTTTTCGTGGGATGGAAATTGGATTTTCGTTTTTTGAAATGCAACAACATTGCAAATTATGCAACTAGGTTGAACCGTCTAAATGATCACTCAAAATTCCCAGAATCTGTTCTTCATCATCGAACGATATACCTAAAAATGGCCTAGCCGTTATATCGCCCCAAAGCGCAGGAAATTCAGATTTTGTGCCACCGAATTGTTGCATAGCTGCATATTCCATAGAGCTTCCAATCTCCAAAATATTATTACCGATTAACGCGTAATCAATCTGTTCCGACAAACTACCATGATCAACCAGGGGCTTATTCCGCCCCTTCCGTTCGATTGTTACATTAGAATTATCGACCCATTTTTCACCATCCGGGCCAGTGCCGGATGCAAATCGTTGCTTGGTAGACTCCACCAAAACTTCACCGATTTCTTTAAACGCAGGCGATAAATCACCAGCAGCATGCTGCAGTTTCTGTAATGCTTTTACAACTTCTCGATCATCCCATTGAATTGATGCGACCATTCAATCAACCATTAACTTCTTCGGTATCGCCGCCGCAAAAAATCTCGATAGCCGACAAAATGACGGCATCATCTACGCCAGGCAATGCCTCACGGCAACGATCCAGCCATTCGTCTTCCGGATATTTCTGGATGATGTCATGGATCATGCTTGCAGTGTTATCGGTCATTTTAACCACCCCAGGGTTTTAAAAATTTCATCGATAGCCTCGGCTATCGGTGCAAAATCAGCATCGGACCATTGTGACGCAGAGTATGCCTGACCGTCGGTTTTGGTCATGATTTTCTGAACCTGATCAACCATCACCGTATTGCCGCTACGAGTTGATACCCACTGCGCATAGGACCGAGCCCATTGCTCCCATTTCGACAAATAGTAGTTGGCCAGGTTCCGCTGATTCCGGTCACTATGAGTTGCTTTAACCAATTTTAACGCCGCAGTCGCCTGGCTGGATTCTACCGCAGCCCGCCATTTTGATAGCAATGCATCATTAACCGACGAAAACATCCCCGCAGTGCCAAACGCCTGATGATCGATGAAGTGGCCGATCTCATGGGCGGCCGTCAATTCCGGATTCACCGAGGCTTTGGAAATAGCAATATCAATAGGCGTACCACCAAATACCTTATATTCGTATTTCCCTTGAAACCTGATACTGGCGCTGTTCTTAATCGGTATTTTAGGCAGATTATTCGCCAAATGTAGCTTATCGATTTCGGCCAAACAGTTTTGCGCCGCCGCCTTGGCAATACCGATTTTCGGCAATGTAAATGCATCGCTGACGCGCGGCGCCACCGGTTTCAAATTAGCCACATCCTGTTTAAACGCTTCGGCCAACGGCTTGGGCAATGCCGCCACTTTATTATCGATAAACGGTTGCAATCCATTAGTCAGACTAGCCCCAGGCGCATAATCCCAGCCATAATCGATGCCCTTCGGCAATACATGGTCGACGCCGTCCTTACTCTTATATAAATAGGTGCCGTCATCGGGTGGCGGATGGCCTTGGTATTCGCCGGCACGAACCGCCGTCACCCGGCAACGGCATCCCCAGCCATTGGGAGGGAAATGCGTCTGCCAGAATGGGTCATCATGCCGTAATACCATGCCAGACCAGCTTTGATGCAGCGGACGCGGGTGCTGAACGGTATCATTGTGGATATATTTCCAATACGGCCGACTTTTTAATAGATCAGGATCGTTCAGCTGCTGCCAACGGCCGGCAGCATAGCTGGCGGATAAATTGGTCCGGTAAATAACCCGTGTGCGCCAATCGCGGCCGGCGTTTGTACCTTCGCCCGTCCAGCCCGTCCAACCGTGTTTTGCAACAATGTTGTCAAATTCCTTACGAAACCACTGGATCGACTTACCTTCGGCAATGGAACGGTCCACCGCCTGGCGTAAATCGTTCAATAAATCAGCTTTCATCGCCCCGGCCACGACGAACGCCCGATCGTGCGCTTCTTTCAGAATATCGTCGAAACGTTCGGTCGGCAGATTCAGCTTTTGCTTGAAAAAATCGACCTGTTCCCGGTATGGCTTGTTGAATTTGCCGTCGCCTTGGGCGTTGAAGGCGATTTGAGTAGGCGAAAGATTTAACGGCATGACGCCAACAACGCCCCACGTTTGTTTTGAACCGGCCTATGCAGTGAGACATCTTTTGCTGCTTGGTATCCGGCGGCGCTAGCCTGCCAGTCGTTACCGTGTTTTGCCGATGCACCGGGCCGTGTGTCTTTACTTAGCGCGTTGCCATATTTTTGCTGTTCGAAGGCGGCAATGGCTTGCTGTTCGGCCTCATTACCCGCGAAATCGTTGACTTGCTTGGCGATGCGGCGCACCCACGCTTGGCAGAACAGGTCGGCGCGGCGGATTTTGGTGGCGCGTTTCAGGCGTTTGCTTTGGCCCGCGTTAAACTCGGTGCGGGCGCGCAGGACATGGCGGCTCAGCACTTCGTAGGTGTAGGCCGCCAGTTCAGATTTGATGCCCAAGCCAAAAAATCGGACCTGGGTATTGATACGGACAAAACCCAACTCGCAGACCACGCCGCAGCCAAACGCCTTGGCAATGATGACGGACAGATCGCCCAGGTAGGGCGGCAATTTAAACACCGCACCGGTATCGACCGTTTGGTCATGCACATTCGCCGCCGCCACGTCGCCGCTGGTGAGGTTGTACTTTTTCATCAATGCATCGGCCTGGCGCTTTGCAGCCTCGGCTTCCGCCGGGTTTTCGCTGGCGGCCAGCGCCAAGCACTTTCCGATTTTGTCAGCGATCCTTTTTAGCTCTGCAGGTGTCACTCCTCATCCTCCACATCAACCCTTCCCAACAACTCGGTCGAATCAGCATTCACATCGCAAACTAAATCAGCCAATTCCCACTTTAATATCGCTAATTCCCATGCAGCCTCGATTTTTGCTAATGCAACTATTGGTTTATCCGCTTCAATAGCCTCGGCTTGTTGGTCTTTTAGCGCCATCATTCGCGCATCGATCTTGCAAAAGACCGTTTTTAATGAAATTTGCTGGTCAAAAACTTTCACGCCTCACCCTCCACATCAAACCTTCCAGACAACTCCGCCGCTGCAAACCCCATCGCCATCACATTGGTCAGTTTCTCGCTGTCCAAATCGCCATAACTCGCCAATAGTTTATCCCGCAAGGCCTCCAGCGATTCCGCCTGCTCGGCGAACGCGGCAATCTGGTCCAGCATGGCTTTAACCGATGCACTGGCCTCGCTTGCCAGTTGATCGGTTTGAGAGTCGACGCTGGTCGGGTCTATGTCGGCATCTCCTTCCGCAAACTGGGCAGGCGCGTCGGCCTGCCCAGTGCTTGCTGGCGGCGTTCCGGGCATGCTTCCGGAACTCTGGGTTGTATTCGGTTGCAATTGGGCCCCAATATTAGGATTTGCTTCATAACCCTCGCCATAGGTATCCGTGATGTACTTAATCGTCGGCCTAAACCCCATATCGAAAATCGTTTTATCCCGCTCGGCGGTTGCTTTCAAATCCTCCGGCGGCTCAACCTTGCGCCACACGCGTGGCGGCGCCACATCCGGGCCATCGTTGTAATGCGTCAACCACTTAGCCACCGTGCGATTGAACGATCCGCAGATCAGATCGGCATCGGCCTTGATCAAATCCTCGCGCACCTCACCGGCATTATCCTCGCCGCCCAACCTGCCTGGCGTGGAATCGGCGCCGGCGGAATGCCCCAAATAAACCTTGGAAATCGACGCATTCATTCGGTCATATAGCGCCGTATAGTCGGCGGTACCGGAACGGGTTGCCTCCAGCAATTCAATCGCCATGCCTTCCGGAATGCGAATCGCCGTGCTGCTTTGAATGGCGCTTAATGCCTGTAACAAACGGGATTTCTCCGGATCGGAAGCGCCGGCCGGGTATTTTCCAACTGCTGTCGGCTGGCCGAATTTTTCCAAAAATTGCAGCCAAAACTTGATACCGTTTTTCTTAAAAAACACCGGCCAATACAAATAGTGCCCCAGGCCCAGGCCATACGGTTCGTCATCTTGATCCGCGCCGCAGGCAAAAGCCCAAAACTTACCGGCGGGCAACGCCTCGCCTTGGGTAATATCGGCCAATGTCCGCATGCGCAATTCGCCGGACGGCAAAAAGCCAAACCGGGCGCGATTGCGCACCTTAATATCGGCGATGGCGATCTCCGAGCCATCGGTTTCCCACATCACCTCAGACACCGCATAGCCATATAAAACAGCCGACAACATTTTTTGGCACTTATCATCCCAGGCCATGTCATCCCGTTTCAGCATGGCCTCCAGCCTGTCGGCCGCCTTTTTCGCCTTGCGACTGCTGTCGCCCGGTTCCACGCCCCATTCCTTGGCGATCAGCGCCAGCTCCCGCTGCTGACGGCAGGTTTTAACCTGGTCATCGCGGGCAATATCCTCGTAAATCTTATAATCGCCGCCTTTGCTGGCCAGCACGGTATCGCCGGCCGACATCAGCATGTTTTCCGGCAAATAACCGCGAGTAATATCGCGGCCATTGCTGGCCGTGGCAATCTCGCGGCCTTCGGGTTTCTTCGGCAAGGTTTCCGCAAATTCAGCCGCGCTGAGAATGATGCCGCCGGTCGTTTGAACGTATTGGGCCATGGTTGCCGCGCCTTTTATTTAGCTATTCGCCAGCTGGGGTGAAATCGACGTAATATTTTTGACAGACCTCGAATTGACAGAACAGTGCGGGATTAGCGATATTGATGGATAAATTAGCACCAGGTGAAAACTTGGCGTATGTATTGTCCTCATCGCTTCCATCTTCAGGGTATTTTGATGCAGCCACAGCATGCATATTCAACGTTTCCCCAGATTTCGCGCCATCTGGTCCGTAGAAATGCTGTTGTACAAATCCAATCTGCAATTTTGCTCTCATTTTGCCCATGTTATTTCCTCAATAGTGGGTTAAAAACCCGAAAAATCATTGCCACCGGCCACGGCCCCAAAGCCGCGCTCGGTGTAGGTTGGCTTCTGTTCGGCAGATACCCGTTGCCCAGTCGCCGCGTATTCAATTTCACTCGCCCCATTGCGGCTGGCAAAATACGCCAACGCTTTGGAAATAGCGCTATCGCCATGGCGCTGGTTGCTGCCGGTTTCCGTTTTAGCCTTGGGTAGCTTGATAATGCCGTTGATCACCTGCAATGCCCGTAAATCGTTGGCCTGATCAGCATCCGCCGGAATGGTCAGCGTGCCATCTTCAAACGCGGCCTTAAACGGCGGCATGTTTTCCAGATACCAGGCATCCGACAGCTTGATTTCGTGAATCCGCTCCGATCCATAGCGGTGCCGGGCCTGTTCCGCCAGATACATCCCGTTACCGCCCGCATCCAGTGCTCCGCCGATCATGCGCGGCAAGCGGTCGACGATGTAAAACAAAATCTGTTCCTGCTGCTTGAAGGGGATGTTGCGCAGCTCGACGCTGAACGGAATCGTCCGATTCAAATTCTGCTCGATCGCCATCGGGTCAATCACCGTCAAGTCACCCAGTCGGCCAAAGTCCTCGCCAAAACAATGCTGATGGGCTGGGTTGAGCTGTTGCAATAACGGCAACAAGGTTGCAACACACCAATCGTTAATCTCAGCAATCCGTAAACGCTCCAGCCACTCGTTAAAACTGGCATCTTTGGCCAGGCGAATCACCGGATAGGCTTTATCCATCCGCGTTTCAATCAATACCCGGCTCAGCGCCGATCCGCCAGACTGGCTAGGCACACAAAAATACTCTTCATCCGCCGCTTCCTTACTGGGCGCATTATCGATAGTCTTTTTCCGCCAGGCCGTTTCCGCTTCCGGGCTCCATTTTTGCCCAGTCACATAACAAATGCGCTTAAACACGCCATCGTGTAACGCGTCATCCAGGGTAATGCGGTGCACGCTGTACGGTTTTCGTCCCGCGCGAGCGTCCTGAACATATTGGTTGTACTCATTGTCGACGCCGTTATGGGTGCTGATGATCCGCACCCTTGCGCCCCACATGGTTAAAGCCATGGCGGCTTTAAGCAGCTCGTGTAACGAATCGTGGAACGCGGCCTCGTCAATGACCACATCACCCTGCATGCCGCGAAGGTTGGAGGGCCGCGAGCTGAGGGCCGTAATCTTGAAGCCGGAATTTGGGAAACGAATGGTGTAGGTGAGGATTTCTTTGCTGCCGTCCTCGTCTTTAAAAATACCCTCAGCAGCAGCTCCGGCAAGCTGATTAAATGCTTTCGCGAATAAGCCGCATGCTGCGACATATTCCAATGCCATTTCCTGACGTGAGCCGACATAGAATACGTTTCGACCACCTCGACGTTTGGGCTTGGATGCAGTGATAACGTTATTGGCTGCCTCGGCCCAAGTAAGGCCAGTACGGCGAGACTTTTCAGCAATCTTTACCTCCGATTCATCTTCAAACCAGCGCGCCTGATAGCCCAGTAAAACGGGTTCGTTTCCCGGGAAATAGTCGGCGGTTTGGAGTTCTTCGATCTCGGTCATATTCAAACGTCGAATGTTCCGAACGCACCGTGATTGAATTCTTCGATAGAAAAAACAACTGCATCCGATGGCTTATTGAGCGGGTTAGCTTCTTGTGTGATTACGCGTGAAGCTATCTGCGTGTCATGGCCATAAGCATTAAGCAGTGCATTTTTGATGACATGGCAAACATGCGTTTTACCGTCACCAGTAAAGCCATGGACTTGAATTTCGATTATTTTTGTTTTCATGGGCATGGCTATTTTCCAATCAGAATACGTTTGATCGACGCTTCCAGCTCTTCGCTGATGCCGTCGTTTTTCAATTGTTCGGTCAATTCCTGCGCGGCTTCCTCGCGGGCCTGCTTGCGAATGCCGTCATTGACCTCACGATTGAATTTTTTTGTCGTTACTGATGCTCTAGCAACCTCGGAAACGGCTTTCGCCGCCAGACCGTAAAACTTCATTTTCGTCTCAGGATCATCTGTTTCCATTGCTTCATCCATGCAATCCAGCGTGTCAAATAGACCGGCTTGCACGGCAGTCAATAATCCATCCGCAATTTTTCCAGATTCATCGCCCGCCTCTGTGGCAATAGCAGATGCCATCATCGTTGATGCTTTAACTTGAGCCAACCGACGCTCTAGACGCTCACGACGTTGTTCAGACTCGTCCTTGAACAGTTTATTTTTTCGCCCAGCCGCAGATCTGCTGACCTCATAACCTCGTTCAGACAGCCATTCAACGATTCCTGCAATGTCCTTAAATCGCCGACGCTCATATTCAGCCTTCATGGCTTCAAATTCATCCGATGTCATTTCGTCAAAAACAGATGGCTTAGGCATCGAAATACTTCTCCGGCCGAGCAATGCCTGGCTCAACCGGCAGCGTATATTCGACAATATCCACGCCATATCGCGCCAATTCCCCAAACCAGCGCCCATCCGGCCGCTTATCGATCTTGATCAAATCCCGGTCATGCAAATAATCGAGCTCACGCCGAATCTCGTTTTGAGTGGCATCCGGGTATTCGGACTGCACCACGGACAATACAATGCGCTCGAACGCGCCCACTGGCCTGGCATTGTTCAATGTCAACAGAATTTGCCAGCGAATATTTTCCCGGCGGATTTTGGCTAAATCAGCCATGGCGTTCCCCTTTTAAAATGGCGTTTTCAATACGCACGGCTAAACCATCTATCTTTGCTTCGATAATCGTTTGGTTGCGGATGTAGTCGTCGCGCCGGACATAATGCACCGGCAAATCGGCTTTCATGCCCATAATCTCGCGCTCGATACGCTGCCATTCCTTGGCATCATTGGCCGATGCCTGCTCCAATGCAGCGAACTTGGCATCCCAATGCGCCTGCGATTCTTGCCGGGATTTTTCCTGGGCCGAAAAACGTTCATCCAATCGTTTCTCGAACTGCCCAATCAGCAACTTGCCAGCGGCCAGCATAACCGATGCGAAAGCGGCCAAAATGCTGATAGCTAACGTTATCAGTTGCCAGAACTCGATACTGAACATCATCGCCGCAGCCTCGCTTTCCGTTCTTCTTCCCTGGCGCAATCCACGCATAACGCCACCCCCGGCAATGCCTCGCGCCGCGCTTCCGGTATCGCCATGTCGCACACTTCGCACCAATGCGCCGACACAGCGTTAGGGTCAACGGCGTGGGCTTGCTGGTGTTGCAACAGCGCCAGGTCGGTGGTGAACTGTTCGGCATGCAGACCTTTGTCATCGTTGGTCAAATGCTCGTCAGGGTTTAACAGCGTTTCCAGGCCTTTCATTCGTCTTTCCATGGGTTGATTTAATGGTGGTTTCCAGCTTTTCCGCATACTGCCGTTGCAACCGGTTTCGCGCAGCCATGCGGCTGTAAACCTCGTCAGTCAGGCATCGCAACTCGTCAGCGCTAATCTCCGGCAATACCGGTCGAGTCGGTAGCGGCAGCGCCACGACTTGCGGCGTTGTTGCCGGTGAGCTCGACTGGCAACCCGCCCCAGTCATTGTCAAAATCGCGGCGATCAGCCAAATGGGCGCGTTCAATAATCGTTTCTTCACGGTGATGTTTCTCCACGGTTTCCAGGCTGTCGTCCAGCTGTTGGCGATGCTGCACGGTGGCTTGCACCGCATCGGCCACGGTTTTTTGAATCTCTGCCTTGTGCTTTTCCTGTTCCGCGCGGTTGCGGTAAACCAGGGCGATATTGATCAAAAACAACGCCACGGTCAGCCCCAGCAAAATCAGATAGGCGCTCATTTCAGCCGCACCGGTGCATTGGTCACGGTACGCAGATACACGTTGCCGGCCGACACCAGGCACATATAAACCAAATACCCGCCGTTCGGCAGGTAGTCGCGCACCAGCGCCAGGTTATCCGCCAATAATGGCAATACCGCCGCCGCCAGGTTGAACCAGAATGTCCTGCTTTCCAGAATATGTTTACTGTCCACGATTCGCCTCGTTTAGTTGTTCAGTGCGGACACAGAATACGGGCCAGCGCTGGGCGCCGGACTTAAACCGCTTTAATTCGAGACGCGACCTAATCAATTGACAATGCAGCGCAACAACGCAGGGGCAAATTCATCCGCCCAATCGAGGAGCGATGCAAAAAAGAGACTTTATTCAGCAGGCAGTGCTGCAGTTCCTGCCGCAGACCAAATCAGAGGGAACCGGCCAATGGAATGCCGATTTAGCCATCGCCATGGCCGAAAAGCTTTGGGACAAACTCTCGCAACGCGGCTATGGCGACAGCAAGCCAAGCGGTCCGCGCGACATCCCCAAAGCTTACGACCAGCTGAGAAAGCAGCCGGTCATGCTGGCCGCCTTCGACCTGTTTTGGGTGGCATTCAACTACAAGGCAGGCAAAGACCGCGCCGCCGCCCGCTGGCTGCAAATGGGCGAGCAATCAAAACAGGTCTACGACCAGATCATCGCCGCCGCCAAACGCGCCGCCGCGCAACGCAAAAACCTGCCGGAAGGCCAAGTCGCCAAGATGGCCGAAGGGTGGCTGACGGAACGGCGCTGGCAGGATCACGAGGAAACCGGCACGGAAACCGCACAGAAACAGCAGAGCCAGCAACAGCAGCAGCTCCGCCAAATCAGCCAGGACCTGGCCCACGCCAAAAAAATGGCCGATCAAACCGGCGACGACTATTGGCATAAAGAGGCTGACAAACTCACCGAACAACTCCGCCAAATGCGAGGCAACCATGATCAATGACCACCTATCCATCAGTAGCCACGGCCTGCAATTGCTGCAGGCGGTAGAAACCCTGCGCCTTAGCCCTTATGACGACCAGACCGGCGAACCCATTACCGAATGGTGCCAGGGCGCCACCATCGGTTATGGCCACCTGATTGCCGAATACGACTGGCAGCGTTTTAAATACGGCATTCAACCTGGCCAGGCAGTTGATCTGCTCTCAGACGACCTGCAATCTTTCGAGGCCATTATTCGCAAGGCCATCATCGCCCCGCTGGCACAACAACAATTCGATGCCCTGGCAATATTGGCTTTCAATATCGGCGCATCAAAATTCCGCAGCTCAAGCGCCGTGCGGTTAATCAACGATCCGCGCGCCGTGACGCCCTATGTCTCGCTAGAATCGGCCTGGAAAGCTTGGAATAGAAGTCAGGGAAAAATCAACGACGGCCTGATCAATCGCCGTAATTGTGAATGGAATGTCTGGCGACTGGGCGTTTATGAGCGCTGGTAAGCGAAGCGGCATGGATAAACACGAAGAGATTCTTTACTGTCGGCGCATCATCCGCCAGCTGGAACAGGCGATTAAAACCATCTGCAACGAGATCGTCAAACGCCATGCCCGCATTGCGGAATTGAAAGCCCAGCCTGATGACTGACTGGCGGGCCAAAGCCGAACGCAACTACCAACGCATCAAAGCGCATTATGAAAGCCGGGGCGGCACGAAATGGCATGAAGTATCGGCGGACCCCCGGTTTTTTAACCGGGTTTGGCGGAATATGTTGAGATTGCCGGCAGGGGATGATCCGCCGCCGATGGAATATAGGAATGGTTAAATTGATAAGTTAATGCTGGTTGCCAGTATTAATACTCGTGGCAACGTAATAATTGTGTTTGTTTTAGGTTATTAACAGCCTTGATTTGGCAGGCATCTTCTTCGTCAATACATATGACTTCAAGCTGAAATCAAGTCATCCCACCGAAATAATTGAGCCGTCCAGCGATGCCAAAAACGACATTTGAAAAAATGCTCTGATGCCTCATTGCGGGAAAACCCTTCCGCCATTAGCAATTCATTTCGACACAAACCATCAACCACACGGTATATTGCTGGCTCATCCTTTTCAATCAATAGGCGACGCTTTTGATATTCCTGCCATTTTTCATCGTCGTTTGCAGGTCCAGAGACCATGTCAATTTCTAACATCGCAAACTTTTCGCGTAACTGATCATGCAAGCCAGCACGCTTAGAGTAACCCAATACCATATCAATGGCCGCAAGCAATGCAGCAGTAAGGCTTAACCACGTCATCCATTCTGCTGTTTCACCTTTCTTTGCAATATCAAACAGTACCGATCCAGCTAGCAAGATAGTCAAAACGCTTGTGACATGATGTAGTTGTTCATAAAAGGCACGCCTTCGATCATGGTAACGAATGGAGCGACGAATATCGAAGAGTAAGCCGTATTGCTCATCGGATAGATGTAGCTGCTCGCGTAAGTTCATTTATTCCCCTTGCCCTTATTGGGATTTGGCGGAGGTGGCGAAAAATTTGAAACGGTAGTAACTAAACCTAAAATATCCTTGTCTGAGTCTCGTCGCTTCAGCTTCTCAGAATAATCTAGTGTTTTGCTTTTGTCACTCAAGCCGTTTTTGTTTTTATCAGACATTATTTATCGCCATTTAATCAATTCAAACTCTTTGTTTACATTTAACCCTTAGCGGCATGAGTAACGGTTTATTCATGCCGCTAAGGATTCATTTATCCGATTTTTTACGATTTGGATTAGGCGGAGGCGGAACGAAATTTTTTATGGATGTGGAATAATCTTCCCTTTTCCACGCATCAAAGTTATCGGAATCAATTTGATCCATGACGTCATCGTCATCGTCATCGTCATCTTTATCTGCGACGTAATCTTTATCGACCATAAATAGCACCCTCATTTGCCAACGTACCGATTCCAGTAATAAATTCCATCGTTACGACTCCCAATGCTTGCCGCAACGGCGGCATTTAAAAACCTTGTGACCTTCCAGGCTGTAGATTACAAATCGCCAGCGGTGGCCGAATAGACGACAGAGCAGCCACTTGATCATTCATCTACCTAGCCCGCTTTTTTCTTCCCTGATTCCGCTTCGTCCTTGGTAGCCGTGGCGGCCATTTGCGCAGTGCGTTCAACACAGCGCTTGTCCCCCTCATCATCGATATGACGATAGTTATCCAACAGCGCCGATTCCCGTGGAGTCAAAACCGTATATCCAGGAATTTTTTCAGCCACCGCGCCTCCGGCACGAATGCCCGTCAGAATGTATTGCACGTCGGCACCAGCGGTGGCGATGGCGGCCAAAATTTTGGCATTCGGAAACGCCTTACCTTTTTCCCATTCGATTTGAGAACGCAGCGATGCCTCACCGAGTCCGGCAAAGTCAGTCTGGTTAAACCCTAATCTTTCGCGCTCTTCGCGCAATCGCTCACCGATAGACATAATTCAGCATAATAATAATTTGACATATGCAGTTTTCTGCATAATAATTAACCCCGAATCGCGCATAAGCGCTCCCAATAACTGTTAACAAGGTCGCACACCATGACAACAGCAAAACAAAAAGCCAACACCATCAAACATCTGCTTCGGCAACGGCACGGGCTGACATTAACCGAGTTGGCCGAACAAAGCGCCGGCGCCTGGACTTTTAGAGACGTATCGGACACCGTGCGCGGCTTACGGGCTTGCCAGTTCGGAAAATGCCGCGAAATTGCCGAAAAAATCTATGCACTGACCGGCGTTGATTTAACCGGCAATATCAGCATGGCCGCCTAACGCACTATACCGAGGAAACTATCATGACTCATTTCCACCCAACCCCGGCCCAGATCGATCAGGCCCGCGCCCAATTCACGCAGGGTGCCAACCTGTTATTGCAAAATCCATCCACCTTCCGGGCCTTGCCCGCGGTCATGCGCAAAACCTTGATCCGCCGCGCCTACAAACTCGGCGCCATGGCCGCCGCCGTGCAATTGCAGCAACTGCACCAAGCGCACTAGGAGTCGACATGTTGTACAAGCACCCAGGATTCCACCGCCGCCGAAACGCCAGCCTGCCGCTTAATTCAACCCATGATCGAGGATAAAACCATGCCAGACCATATTATTTACGACGCATTTGACGACGCCACCGCCCATGCTAATTACGTTACCACGCACACCGGCCGCTATTGGACTGCTATCCCGTATCAGGGCAGCTGGATTATCACCGACCGCTACCACCCAAAAGGTTAATTAGCCATGCACTTCAACCACCCAGGTTTCCACCGCCGCCGCAACGTCGGTCTGCCGCAACCTAAAACCGCGCCCGATGTTTGGGGATACAACATCAATGGTTTGCTCATAGGAGAGGACCACGCATCGGCAACAGGCTCCGATCTAAGCGCAGCGCTGATACTTGAAGGCACTCGTGCCAACGGCAAGCGCACTCTTACCGAGGCCGGCGCCATCCAGCTCGCTCAAGCGTTTGCCGGGCCGCAGCACCAGGATCAACATCCGGCCACACGCCCAGTAATGCCAGTTGCTGGTAAAGGATTTTGGCGGCCTCGTACTTTTCCGCTGTTTCATCGTCATCCTCCGCGCGTTCCGGATGCGCGATTAGCTCTTCAAAGCGCTGTTCGCTGCGTTTCAGAGATTGCTGGATCTTGGCAATCTCAGGATGACCGCGCAGTAGAAATGGCAGGATTTGTTCCAGCGTTAAAAAAACGCCTGTCGCCCAGTCGTCTGTCGTTTTTAGTTCGGCGCGTAGTGCGTCGATTTGGCTCTGTAGGTCTTTAGTCATGCCGTTCTCCCGTTCGTGTTTTAGTCGGGGCTTAGTTTGCAATTGTGCAACAGGCTTGCATAGATGCAAAACGGTTTTTTGTTTGGATGCCGCCGCAGAGGGCTTGCGCCAATGAGTAAACAAAATTGGAAGGCCGTTAGGCCGCTGGATTTGCGGGACGCCATGGAGTGGTGCACCAAGTTCGCCAAGGCTAAACACAATCGCAGTGTGGACAGCATCGCCGATTTGATGGGCGTCAACAAATGGACGCTGTACAAATGGATGGCCGAGGCCGACATGCCGGCCAGGTTGATCAAAACCTTTGAACATGCCTGCGGCGTTAACTACGTCAGCCGCTGGCTGGTGGAGAGCAACGGCCAAATGTTGCTGGACGTGCCGCGCGGTAAAAAGTGCGGTGCGGCGGATATTCAAACCCTGCAGCAGGATTACCACGTAGCCGTGGGGCTGTTAATGCAGTTTTACGACGAGCTGGGCGAGGTGGACGAAACCCTGGCCGCCCTGCAAACCGCCCTGGAACAAACCGCCTGGCACCAGGGCAACGTTAAAAAATACCGGCAGCCGGAGCTGCCGTTTGATGAATTGGAGGATTAATGGAACCCGCTAAACAACGCCTAAGTGGCAGCGCCGTTAAGGTTTTTAAAGTGCTGGACGTGCTGACCCGCAACTTTTTCCACGGCTTTAGCCCCACGGAAATCGCTGCCGAAACCGGGTTCAGCCTGTCGGCAATCAACGGCTATGTCAACACGCTGATCGAGGCCGGCTATGCCGAACGGATTCAAGAAACTGCCAGAGTCAGGCCAAGCCTGCGCTTTGCAAGGACGGCAGTGCAAATCATGAATTCAATGGACGCAGCCGAAAAACGCATGCAAGAGATTAAAAGCCGTGTTTATACCGGCCAATCCCTGCAGGAAATTGAATCCACCCGCGAACGAATCACTAGAGGATAAGCGCAATGGCAAGAAAAGAAAGCACAAGCACAGTCGAACAATTTGCGGACGATGCTGATTTTTCAACGATGGCTGATGCAGTCAAATACCTTGACACCTATAAAGCCGATGTCAGCGAAAATGCCATCGCTGTGGCTCGCCAGGTAGGCTACGACGGTACGCTGACGGTGGGCGCATTGGAAGACGAGATTCGCTTTTATCAACGTCGCACAGTTGAGGGCGTGTTCGAGCTCGGTAAGCGGTTAGTGGTTCTTCAACAGTTAGCGCCGCATGGCGAATTTCAACAGCGCATACAAATGCTGGGTATTGATAAAGCCTTGGCATACAAATTCATGAAGGCCACTATGAAGTTTGCAAAAGTGGAAACGTTTCCACTTTTGAAGGTTGGCAGTCAATCAAAACTGTTAGAACTTTTGGTCTTGGATGACGGCGAAATCGATGCCCTGGAATCCGGCGAAACCGTTCGCGGTGTCACCCTGGACAAAATCGAAACCATGTCGGTGTCCGAACTGAAAAAAGCCCTGCGCGATGCCAACGACCGTATCGATGCCAAGGACAAAGTGATTCAAGATAAAAGCGTCAAGCTCGACGAACAGGCTGAAAAACTGGCCGGCCTGGAAAACCGCCAACGGGTAGAACAAAGCCGGCCATTCAGCGCCGAACAGCGCCTGCTGGATGCCCGCACCAATTTGCAGGCTACCGCCGCCAACGTCAAGGCTACGGTCATGACCAGCCTGCGCAAGCACATAAAGGATTTACACGAAATCCCCGGCGACCACGCCGCCTTCGCCGCCGGTTGCTTGATCGAGATCAGCCGCGAGCTGATCATCCTGCGGGACGAATACAACCTACCCACCACGGTCAGCGAGGATTTAACGCCGGAATGGATGCGTGAAGGTGGGCTTGACGACATCGAAAAACAATATGCCAAAGTGCCGGATATGACCGATGAAATGGCCAAATTCCTAAGCGACGAGGCATAACATGTCAGCCGCCGTCATCCAGCATCTGTCCGTTGTCGTCTTG